AGCAGATGTGTTTTAAGTTTAATGAAAATTCTATTACTCCGATGCCATTTTTGCTTGGACTTATTAAGGATATTTTGGACTTAGATACATACAAGAAATTGAAATTGCAGAAAGCAAGGGTTGATAATTATAAGGCTATTGTTATTGAAATCCCTATTGATGAGGATGCTGTAGACAAACCGTTGCTTACAGATGAAACTTTGGCTGTATTTGCAGAAATGAATAAAGCAAATATGCCAGAAGATGTTGGATTGATTCATGCTCCCGGAAAGGCCACAGCGGTTAGCTTTAAGGACAATGCAAATACTGCGAATAATCTGAGTGATGCTATTACTAATTTATATGATAATGCTGGTGTCACAAAAGAGTTGTTCAATAGCGGATCATCTGCAACGGCAATGAAAATGTCGATTGAGAATGATGCCGCTTTTATTTATGGTTTTTATCGGCAAGTAGAGCGTGTATTTACACGGTTCATTAAACTGCGTAAGTTCAATAAGCCACAATTTAAATTTGCATTGAGAATACAAGATTCTACTGTTTTTAATCGAAATGATGTGGCTGACGCTATGCTGAAAGCGGCTCAAAATGGAGAGCCGTTTAAGATTGATTATGGTGTTGCTCTTGGTAAAAGTCCGAGTAGAATTATTGGTTCACTCTTATTGGAAAATACTGTACTCAAGTTGCATGAGAAATTTGTACCATTGCAAACTTCTTATACTGCTACTGGTGATGAAATTACAGGTCGCCCTACAAATGAGAGTAAGGGGCAGGATATTGATGAGAGTGGTGAAATTACAAGAGATAACGAGACAAATCTTAATCGTTAATACCGTCCATTGGGCGTTATTAAAATATAAAGAAAGGCGGTGATGGGGAAAGTGGGTCATGAACGAAATAGGTTGCCAGTGTCGTTTACGATCAATAGTTGTGTGGATACTGAAGATTCTCGTTTTCTTGCCATAACGATTGATGTATTACACACAGGATTGAATTTTAATGGCAGTATTTTTGACAAAGAAGTGGTTGATGCAAATGCCGATAGCATCATGAATACTCCAGTGTTGGGGTATATCGCTCTGAATCCAGACGGAGAGTTAGACTTTCAGGGTCATGAGTATAAAGCTGTTAAGAGTAATGATGGTACAGATTATGTATATGCTGGTTCTGCCTATGGTGTAATTCCAGAGTCATGTAACTATCGTTGGATTGAAAAAGTTTGTTCCGATGGAATTTGCCGTGAGTTCTTTCAAGTTGATGCCCTATTGTGGACTAAATTTGATGATGCAATTACAATTTTTAATCGTGATGGCGGTAAGCCTCAGAGTATGGAACTTGAACTTTCTTCAATCACTGGCGAGGAAAACGATGATGGGACATTTACATTTACAGGATTCAAGTTTGATGGGTGTTGCCTGTTATCGTCAACAGATGATCGTATTCAGCCAGCAATGATTGATAGCAAGGCTGTTCCAAAGGAATTTACAGCACATACTATCGCACAAGAGATTAAAGATAAACTGACTGAGTATAGCATGACTGTTGAAAAGTCAAATGAAAATAGTGAAAAGGAGGCTGGAGAAATGCCTAAAATTCCTGATACAAATTTCACTTTGAATTTAATGGAGCAGATTGATGAGATTTATGCTGTGTTGGGCGAAAAGAAATATCGTGACAGTTGGGGTTATGAATGTTCTCAATATTGTTTTGTTGATGTTCAGAGTGATGAGATTATTGTGATGGATCGTGCTGACCATTATAGACTGTATGGTATGAAGTACACTATGGATGGCGACAAGATTACTATTGATTTTGCGTCTGCTTGTCGTAAAAAGACTACTTATTCCGATTTTGAGGAAGGCGCAGAAGATGCAGAGCAGTTTGTGTTTGAAAAAGCAATGTCTGACTTTGCAACATATATGTCTGCACAGATTGATGCTGCAAATGAAAGTAAGGATACTGCCGAGGCTAATTATAGTCAGGTTAAGAATGACTATGATGAGATGAAACCTAAGTATGATGCTTATGTTAAGGCAGAGGCCGAGCGTGAGAAGGCTGCTGTGGAGGCCGCAAAGGATGCAGAGTTTAAGCAGTTTGATCAGCATTTGAGTGATGTTGCTGAATACACCACGCTCAAAGAGAAGCGGGATGAGTATTCTTTGGAGGAAATTCAGGCTCAGTGTGCCGTGATGTTTACAAAGAAGAACTTGAACGCTAATTTCAGTCGTAAGACTAAAGAGGCCGCTCCTGTGGTAGCGGATGTGTTTGAGCAGACCCCCAAGGCAGAAGTTAGTTCTCGCTATGGTGTGCTGCCTACAAAGAAACAATAATTGAAAGTGAGGTAATATGACTATGGATAAGAATTATACTGTCGTGGAAACTTCCAAGATTGCTGCTGTTCGTGGTGGTGGTCATCTGCACACTTTAATTGCAGATGTGGATGTTGAGAACGGTCACATTTGTTATGTTGGCGATCTGGCTGCTGATGTTGAGGGTGTTGAGACACATGAGTATGAAGCTCCTACTACTGCCTTGATTAATAAGCGTAAGGTTGTTCTGGTTGCAAATCCTGAGTGGTCTTATGATGAGTGCCGTAAGAGTAATCAGGCTCTCTTTAATTATATTAATGAGGCTGGTCGTCCCTTCCGGGCTTATGATTTGTTTGCAGAGGATCAGTATGCCGTTTCTGCTGGTGCTTTTGATGTTACTGATGAATCTGAAATTGTTGCTGGCAAGTATGTTATTGCACAGAATGGTAAAGACACCTTGAAGATTGTTGATGAGGCGGGCATTGCCAATCAGGGCTTCTATGCTCAGATTACAGGTGTGACACTTCAGCGTGGCCTTGGCTTTACCACTAAGAATGGTACAACTTATGGTCGCCCCTACAAGATGTATCTGTTGCGTGTTATTCGTAATGATATTGTCTAATTAAAAACTAAATTTAGAAAGCGAGGTATGTGAATATGGCTTGTGATATGAGTAAGCTGGCTAATTTCTCTACTGAGAAGCAGCAGTTGATTGCTCTTGGTGTTGATCATTATACTGGTGATATTAGCAATTATGTTGCTGGTAATGTGGATACCAGTAATCGAAGCATGGATGATGAAATTCGTGATCGTTTTGAAAAGGAAATCCTGCATGGTGAAAAGTACAATTATCGTACTTATCGTAAGTATAAGAATGATATTTATGAAATTTTGGAAGTTACTCTCGATCAAACTCTCCCTGAAGGCTGGAAGGAGAATGAGTTCTTTGACCGTTTTGTTGAAACAATTCGTCTTGACTTAGGTGATAAGAACGAGTTCTATGCTGAAGATGACGGTTACTTTGTCGTGTCTAAGTTCAGCGGCAATCATTGGGACACCAATCGTGAGCGTATGGATTTGGGGACTGAGTTTAGTGTTGATACTTTCTGGTGGGATGTACATTTCTACAATGAGTTTGAGCGGTTTATGAAGAATATTGATTCTTGGACTAAGTTGCTGGATAAGGCTCGTAAGTCTTTCCTGCAAGCGTTCCAGAGCGCAGTTTATGTGGCGTTTACTAATATTAGTGATCTTGTGCCTGATGGTTTTACTGGTCATGGTGCGTTGTCCACTGATACTGAGCGTGATGAACTTCTGACATTGCTGGATAAGGTGTCTGCTGCCAATAATGGTGTGAAGCCTGTTATTGTTGGTACTGGTGCTGCTTTGCGTAAGTTGCAGAAAAATATTGACGAGAACTGGATTCCTAATTCTGCAAAGGAAGAGCGTCAGCGTAATGGTGTTATTTCCAGTTGGGAGGGTTATGATCTGATGCCTATTCCGCAGGTGTTCAAACAGGGTACATTTGACTTTGCTCTGTCCAGCACTCGTTTGATTCTGCTGGCGAATAACGCAAAGCCTATTAAGTTCGTGTATGAGGGTGATTCTCGTCTGAAGGAGATTACTGACAATCGTGAGAACATGGATATGACTCTTGAGGGTCAGATTCAGGTTAAGGCTGGTCTTGCTGTTATTTATGGCGGGATTGTTGGCGATTGGGAGTTGGCCTAATTT